GATCTCTATCACTGGCAAATGGTATGTCGCTGTCTACTTTGATAGCGTCATAACTGATCAGCACTCTGCTGTTTATTCCATTTGATAATTGTTGAGTTTGTGCTACACTTTTTCCAGATTTTTCAAACTCGTCCACGATATCAACATAGATCACTTCATACACAACTTCTTGAGTATCTTGATCCTTGCCCTTGGCGACTTTAACGTCTCCGAAGAGCAAGCGTTTTTTATAATGATTTCTACTCATAGCTTGTATGTAATTAACTGCTGATACAGATTCGATACCAGCAAACACTAAAACTTTGAGATCTGATTGTATTCCGTAATTTGCATCACCGTATCTATAGATATCTTCTGGTTTAAAAATAGTAGCATCTGTGATAAAGTTGTACCAGTCTAATCTCTTATTCTTAGATTGGAATGCTTTTAGATACAAGTTGGCGAATGTTTTTTGATTGTCTGCAACAACCGTAACAGTGAATGTTCTGTTGAGCTCTGCAAAATTAACAGCATCCTTGGCTTTGATAGTGAATGTAAACTTTTTATCGAAACTAGTCGATCCACCGTCAAATGTAATATCAAATGTTTTAACATCGCCCGAAGAATCATCATAAGACGAATCCCCGTCGAAGTATCTAGTCAATCCTGGACCAGCTGTGTCTGCAAACTGCTTTACTTTACCTTGCACATCACCAGTTGGTAAAAAAGTTAATCCAGGAGGCAACGATCCTGAAACAAACTCGTAGGCAATCCTTCCGCCATACAGTAAACTTTGTGCCTCAACATATACCCTGCTAGGTTGATTAGGTTTAATAGTTCCTCGATCACTAGGAGTTATCCATTCGACGCTGCTTTCAATTTCTCCTACTAGTTCTATAGTGAATGTTTTCTGAGCCGACGATGTGCCCTTGAGCCAATAGGTCTCATTTGTAGGAACAACGTTTCGATTGGCTATGAGAGAAACATATATATCTTCTTCGTACTTTACTGCAAAGTTCGGAAGGTAATTAGATATTGAATTCCAATTTCCTGCTAGTGTATAAGTGGTAGTGGCCAACACCTGAGAAAAATTAACAGCCAGCATGGTAAATTTGTAAGTTTTAGTTACAGCTGATTGGTATGGAATCCTTCCAGCAACCTCTCCAGTGATACTGTCTAATTCGGTGCCAGGCGGAATTTCACTGACACTACCGTCAGGATTCTGAGACAACAAATAAAATGTCAGTGTGCCTGATAGACTAGGCGGATCATAAACATCTAAAAATATAGTTAGATAATTATTTGATCTATATCTTCCAAGATTGCTTTCAGTTATCCATAATGGAATCCTATCCTTAGAACTGTCCGCTTGGAACAAATTAGTATCGACCTGCAACAGGCTGTTATCGGCCTGTAAGAATTCTTCAGTTACTACATATATTTTAAAAATACGAGTAATGGTATTCGCACCATCACTAACTGCTACTGCAAATGTGTATATCCTACTGAGTCTTCGAGGAATACGGCTAGATTCAGTGTAATCGAAAGTTTGATTATCGTAGAAATAACTATCAAACCCGTTTGATTTGGCTTCGGAAAAGTCTAGAGGAGTTACATCAAATGCACCTGTATCGTACGAACCGGTGTCTGATGAAATATAATCTACAGCAAATATCGGATCGGTGAATCCAGAAATAATACCATCTGTGGATAAATTTAATCCCGGAGGCAGTTGTCCTCCAGTGGGTATCAAGAAATATTCTAACTTATCGCCTGCGGTAAGATCAGTGTCCGTGGCTTCTAACTGGAAGCTAACATAACTGTTGTCTAAGACAAAATATGCTTCCCCCGGCCCGACCTTTAAGAAACCTTCGGTAGTAACCCATTCGGGTATATCGGCACCGTCTACTGATATGCTAAAAGTTCTGTCCTCTAGATCGATGCCGTCCGATGCTCGTACTACGAATCGACTTTCAGTATATCGTTTAACCTCAACAGGACTGCCTGAAATTTTATTGCCTGATAATCTTAGCCCACGCGGTAGACTTCCTGCGATAACTGAATAAGAAACTGATCCTATGTTAGAGCTAGCAGAAAGAGGAATTTCTATAATTATTCTTTCGGTTATCTTTCCTAGGCTTCCAGCTGGTGTTTGCCAGGTTATCATTGACTACTCCTTAACCTAGTGTTCCACAATCTAGATCTAATCTTCCCGGTAGTAAGACAGTACCGAAGTCAATATTAGCTGAAGCCAACGCTAACTGTGTGGTATTGGTAAAGTTGCCTGCTGCTGGACCAAAATCAAAAGTTGTTAATATTTCAGTGATCGGTAAAATAGTTTTAAATTTTACAGAGCTACCGGAAGTCGTTACTTCAATATCTTTGGTCCGCGTATAAGATTCCGGAGCATATGTACCTTCCAGTGTTATTTGTTGATGTGTGCTGGCCAAAACACTGCCAGCATCGGTATCTATTCTAGTAAATGCATCTGGTGATGTATTGTTGATTACTATGGTTTCTGTTTGCTCATCTATGAGTATTTTAGTACCAGAAACTAAACTCCTGAATTGTAATTCTTGTCCTACTTTTTGTTTGAAAATGTCAGAGCCATTCAATCCTAGATTAATTGCAGTAATAGTTAGCTGAGTGCTTAGATCCGCAAAGTTGGCATTTACTTTTTCAAAGGCCGTGCGTAGGTCATCACCTAGTCCATCGTTGACTACATTGCCGATATTGATTGTTTGAACTGTCATAATACGCTCTCTTTAGTATATTTACCGTTAAATTTTAGTGTAGCCATAATAAACAGTCTGTGATGCACCGCTGGTATTACTAATGCCAAAATCAAATCTATTGCTGGTTGTGCCCGCATAGGTAGCATCTGTACTGATTGTACCTGCTACTCCCTTAATCTGATCAGGAATAGATGTTAGTGAAATTGGTGTTCCGCCACCTGTGTAGTTCCAAGCATACTGTGTGCCTATTGCTGGAACATTAGTATTTGATACTGATGCGGTAGCATTCCACACTATGATGCCATTAGGAATATTACCCTTGACCCACATTGTGTAAGTACCGTCCGACGGCAGTGTGAAACTGTAGGTGTTAGTACCTGCTGTAACAGTCCACGACCCTTCTACACGCTGGGCTGTTTGATTAACCCCTGTGCTGTCTAGGATGTTACCTGGCAATGTTAAACTACCATCGTCACCAAATGTCCATACTTTTGCTGTTCCATCAGTATTGGTCCTGATGAGTATATTTGTTTGAGCGTATAATTCAGCAGATACCGACCCCATATACAATGCAGTAGTATCATCACTGGTAGTTGTTAGATATGCAACGTTGGCGTAAGTAGTAAAGTCTAGTTTAGCATTTCCTAATCCACTAATCGGTCCCGGTACTGTCAATATGCCATCTTCACCAAACTGCCATCTACGCAGAGTTGAATCACTCAAGTTGATGTCAATGTTGATATTGCCGTTGCTCTTGATATCACCAGGGATTTGTAAACTACCATCTGTGCCAAAGGTCCATCCGCGAGCATTATCACCACTGTAGGTATATATTTGAACATCTTTGTCAGCAGCACCGTCTATGATAAATGCACCTGTTCCGTCAGTGGTGGCAAAGGTGGTGCCTTGGGGGAATGTTAATGCACCACTGTTGTTAAACTCCCAGTAATTGGGTCCAGGGCCGCCATTGGCACCTGTTGCTATTCTAACACTACCCAAATTTCCAGAATTTACATATACAGCCGCTAGGTTGCTGGTGTAAGCGTTTTCTAGATCTTCTATCCACACCAGTTGAACTGCGCCATTTGTTCCTTGTGCTATAACACCAAATACTTCGTCCTCGTTGGCTATAATAGCATCTGAGTCCGCAGTCGTGCCAATACGGGTACGACCACCAGGCAATGTTAACTCCCCATCTGAGCCAAACTGCCAAATGTAGGTATCTTCCGAAGTAGCGTTGGTTCTGATCTGTACATTGTCGTCTCTTGATACTAACCGTATTTGACTTTGGGCTGTGATATCCAACACATCCGCGGATTCAATATTGCCGGCCAATGTTAAATCTCCATCTTCACCAAAACTCCATCTACGCAGAGTTGAGTCTGACAGGTTGATGTCAATGTTGATGTTGCCTTCACTGCGGATATCACCTGGTATGGTTAAATGACCATCTGTGCCAAATGTCCAAGAATATTGATTGAAATTTTGTGTGGCTATTTCAACTCCGCCGGCATCAGGAAGTTTTACATAATTACTGTCATCACCTAAGAATAAATCAAGGGCCTGCTGTCCGCCTTTCATTATATGAAAATGATCGGCTTGCCCAATTTCAGGACTGTTGCCCAGCAATATTGTACCACGGTCTGTGGTTATTGGTACACCAGAGAAACCGTTATTACTTCCAATAGTAGAACCGTTTGGTAATGTTAACACACCATCCGAATCAAGGCTTACTGTGTTGGCACCGTTTACCAATGTGCTTCCACCTCCGGGACCATTAACCCAAAAACCGCCTGCCCATTGTAAGGTATCGCCAACTTGAAGATCGCTGACCTGTACATCATTTACATTAGAATTTAAACTGATATAATTTCCGTTGTCCTGGAGTATGCGATTATTGTTTATTAAAAGTTCACCGTTAGCGTCAACCCTTAATGCAGCATTGCCAAGATAGATGGTTGATCCGCTGACATACAAACTCTTCCAAGGTCTAGCGGATGATCCTAGATCGCCACCAAGAGCCACACTGGGCAAAACATCTCCACCCACTGTCAAGTTGCTGGTAATGGTAGTAGCTTGATCAATTACAATAGGTGTACTGTCATCAGTACTCATGGTACTACCGGTAAATGTAAACGCACCTAGATTTAATCCGCTTCCGTCGACTAACCCTAATTTTGTATATAGATCAGTAAATCCCACATTGACTTTTTGGAACGCAGCTCGTAGGCTATCGCCTGTCTTGTCATTAGCTGTGAGGCCTACGCCTATTAATACATCTGTTAATTTTGCCATTTATCGCTCCAATTATGCCAATGCTGCTATAGCTGTTTTAAATGCAGCAAAGTCTGCACTTGCCGCTACAATGGTTTGTAATTCTGTTATATTAATAACCCTGCTGCCTTGCACACGCAATCGCTGTGTAACATTCAAATCATTTTCAACAGTAACATCGGTGTTGAATGTTGTTTGTACATCCACAGTCAATCCGCTGGAGTCGCTGGTGCTGATAGTGCTGCCAACGAATTCTAATACGCTACTGTAAATTAATTCGCTGGTGGTGGAATCGTACATTAGTGCTTTAGCAGAGCTTGATGAAAATCTTATTGGATTAACAAAGAAACCAGCTGCGGCAGCTTCTAGTGCAACGCCACTGGCATTGAGCACAATTGAACTTGCATTTTGATTTGTAAACCCTGCTCGATATCCTATGGCTATTGCATTTGCACCTTGATTGGTTTGACCAGCACTCCATCCGATGGCCACTGCTCCTGTTCTTTGCGTGGTCTGAGCCGCGGTATACCCAATTGCCACCGCTCCGGATTCTTGTGTATTATTACCTGCAATGTATCCGATTGCAACTCCTGCCGACCCCTGAGCAGTAAATCCAGCATCATACCCGATAGCCACGGCATTTCCGCCCTGCCCGGTGTATCCTGCTCCAGGCCCAACAGACACAGCATATTGGCCTTGGCTAATTTCGCCAGCTTCTCTACCGACTGCTACAGCGGCAGTTCCTTGAGTATTATACCCTGCCAGCCAACCAACTGCGGTTGCGTTGTTTCCTTGTGAAATACTGCCAGCACTTGCACCAAGAGCTATTTTAGTTTCTGCTGTTCTTAGTGTGGTTGCTGAAACATTACCGTAGATATAGTTGCTGACAGCATCAACTAATATACTACTGTCATCTCCAAATATTGATCCTTTTAGATCGAATACTGGATTGACTGTAATAGACATAGTGTCTGTGCCCACAGTCTTAGCTAGTGTAATTCCTGCACCGCTGACGATCTTAAATACACCTGCGGTACTGTCTGCTACTAATCGGTTAGCACTATCGCCATTGACTTCGATTTGTTGAAAGGCTGGTTGTGCCGGGGCAGTGTTTGTGATAGTAACAATACCAGTTGTTGCATCAGTAGACACCGCAAGCGATCCCGAACCTGGTTGTATTTCTAATACACCAGTGTTGGTCAGCAATGGAGTTCCTGTCGAACTGCTGACATGTATGCCGCTGCCCGGAGTACGTGTTCCGATGGAACCTGAATTAGTTAAACTCCTAACGCCGGTGTTGGTAAAAGTTATACCACCGGTGGCAGCACTGACACTAATACCATCGCCCGCCACAGCTGAAGTTACACCTGTGTTGGTTATCGTGATGCTCTCTGCACCAGAACTCACTGTCATCTGTATAGCAGCGCCTGACAATAGATTTAATGTATCTACAAAATTGTCAGCAACTATCTGATTGCCGTTGTCTACCTGTACTGACTTAAAAAATGTTTTGTTTGGATCAATGATCAATGATCCGTTGACTGTGGAATTTGCTGGAAGATCTACGGTTCCGCCGATGCCTTTGATCTGAGCAGTACCTAAAATTACACCATTGCCTTCACTGCCGGGTGATGAACTCCATTCGGAAGTTAGTACTGCTTTCCATGTTTTTCCAGGAGCCCCTAGAAAATATGTGTTATCGGCTGCTGGACTAACGTCGGTGTTTAGTGTTGAAAGGTCAACCGCACTACCTCCCGTGGCAAGATCTAGAGCTGTGAAATTCTCATTGATCTTCTCAAACGCCTCACTGACATCACTCCAGAGAAGTGGTGCTGCTCCAACATCTATGCTATTATTCGGCAATGCCATTATGTTCTCCCTACTGCAATTTCAGCAGTACCAATATGATCTGAATCGTAATCTGTCAGTGCTTTTCCTACAATAGTGCCTACTTTAGCATCACTGCCTGCAGATACAGCAACTCCGGGTATTCCTGATGTTGTTAACAGATCACCTTTCTTTATTCGGCCTACTACCTTACAAGGTACTCGACCTTGTAGAGCCACTAAGTTCTTAAGTCCTGGGCATGATTCGTACATGGCAAATGCTGCATTATCAGATACTACACCAGCTACTCTAGTATCACCTTTGATATTACTCACAGTAACTTCTTTGTCTCCGCCGAATACTAAAACAGTTCCCACTTCGTATTCCTGATCACCTTCGTAGTATTCTGCAAGGTCGGCGGAGTATGTGGCCTGTAGTCTTGATCCTGGATTCAAACTCCAGTAGCCTGTGATAGTACCTGCTGTGGTATTGCCGCCAGCGGTTAACGTAGTTGCCTGTACTGACGAACATATAATAGGAGCATTACCACTACCGTTCTGCGGTCTAAATTCGTGAGCATCGTTGTCGTAGTAGTTTCTTCTATCGCTGGCCAAGCTGCCGTCTGATAGAAATATACCACCATTACCACCCCAAGTGTAGGCTCTGATATATCCGCCCGATGCTGTGGCTGCTGCATCTATGGCAACTTTGGTATCAACTTTTAATTGAGCGACATCTATATTCCTTCCACCAAAATCGCCGTTGCTGTCTCTGACTATTAATTTACTAACCTCAACACTCGAGCTTGATCCCGCAGCCATATCGATTACAGCGTAATCACCATCTGCACTGCTGCTGCTGGCATTGGTCCTTCTTAGGAAACCAGTAGATCCGTACTGTGTTTTCTTGACAGCACCGCCGTCATTGACAACAGTGGTAAATGCTATTTGAGCAACGTTAGCAGTTGACAGTCCGGAGTTTCCGAGCACTGTTTTTGTGCCGATCTGAGCAATTTTTGTTATGGCTAGACCGTTGTCTCTGACCGTTAACCAGCCGCCTGTGGCAGTAAACTGACTGCTGTCAAAACTAGCAAGTCCAAGATCTGCTTGAACTATTCCTGCAGCTGATGCTCTAGTTGACGCTGCGGTCATAGCCAATTTACTCTGTGCAATGGCCGCTGCTGAGTTTACGTCAGCGTTGATGATTACTCCAGGATTGATCTGTGCATCTATGGTATTGGCGGTAGAATCTATGTTAAGATTAATATCACCAACTATGGCAGCATTGACCGCTTCATTGCCAACACCGGTAAAGATAATAGTATCGTTGGCTCTAAGATTAGTTAATGTAAATTCTTGTAAATTACTAAAGGTCAAGCTTCTTAGGTTGATGGCATCTTTGGGATCTTGCGGATCACTGACATTAACGATTCGATTGTCGTCTAGATCCATGTCTCCTTTCATGGCCAACTGTCCGTCTAGACTCATAAATCCACCAGTGATGGTAGGTATTAATAATCCCTCAACAACTGGAGAACCTGAATGTGTTATTCCTAATCTACGTTCGATGTAGATACGAGCAGCATTTTCTGTCGGCACAGTGTCTGTGGCGTTGTCAGAGAATGAACTGTCTGTTGAGAATTCAGCGATTGGCACACCACGTTTAAATCCAATACCGTCTAGATTACTCAACGCAATAGCTGCCGAGAATGTAACACGACCTGTACCTTGGTCAACTCGGAAATAAGGACCAACTGAGAAATTACCAAACTGGTCTGTGGTTACATAAAAGCATCGACCTACATCTCGTTCTTCAGTTTCGCCATCTTCGTTTACAGCATTAACTGATGGACCATAAATCTCGTTTGGATAGTTGGTATCAGCATACGATCCAGTGCCTATCTCTAACAGATCATGTCCAGTTACACGAGTCAATGAAATTCTAATTGTCAATGATCCACTAGCACCTAGTGTTCTAACTGGTACCGCTGCTCTTGCAGTGTATGACGCTTCATAGGCTAATATACTGTCGACTAATGGTCGATTTAAATTAATCCTAGCAAATGGTTCATTGGTAATATTTTCGTCGTCGTAGGCTGTGATTATATATTCTTCACCGAGGAATACTATTTTCGCACCAGCCAGTCTATCACCATCCTGAGGACTTACTGGAACTACTGGGAAGAATGTATCTCCTACTCTACCTCGTACTGTTGTAAAACTATGAGTACCGGATTGTGATCCTGAAGTATCGACCGCAGTACCGTCTGGTCCTACGCTGACTCTAAAACTGTTTACACCGAATCCTGCTGTGATGACATGATAATTTCTTGAAGTGGTCAATCCAGTCGGCAATGCTCCAGTTGTGGTAAATTTAATGACATCACCGATGGATAATCCATGACCATTTTTTGTTATTACCGCAGGAGCAGCTATGCTTATGCTGGTGATTACTGTAGCAGCTCCTACAGCTTCTCCAGGTTGCCACACTGTTAAATCTACATAGTCGTAGTTTTCTCTAAGAGTTGTTTTGGTTAATCCTTCAGGGGTATAGGTTATCGTACCTGTACCAGCCGATGTAATTTCCAAAGGCAATCCAGTTAAACTATCAGCAACTCTAAACACCGTGTCGCTCAACCCCTCGGACGTGATATAATAGGTTGATAGGTCGTCAAGTCCGCCCGGTATAGTTCCAGAAGTTGAAAAGCTCAATCTGTACGACTCTAATAGTCTATGGCTGACTGTTCCCTTGATAGTTAGCCCTGTGCCATTTGTAAGTGTAGCTACGGCACCGCCGGGGCTAGTACTGACAGTGAACTGATTATAAGCTGGAATAGTAAGAATATAATACGTTACTCCAGTACTAAAACCGTTCGCAGTGCTAGTCGGAATAAATTTATCACCGATGCGCAAGGTGTGTATTTGACTGGTTGTACAGACATCGGAAGCGATGGTTGTAACAGTTAATCTTACTTCAAAATTTCCAGGATCGCCTGGAAACACAGCTACTTCATACGGTCCGTTGAGATCATTGTATGCCTCAAATTGTAGGACACGATAAACAGTATTTGGACTTTCTACTAATCTCAAACCTGTTGACGGTCTAACAGCTACCTCTACTAGATCCCCAGTTAATATGATCTGAGAATTAGAACGCAGCGTCATCTTAGTGCCGTCTGGAACTATGTCAAAGATACCGTCAAAGTTTCCTGTAGTATCGCTGGTTAGGTTTAATCTTGCCACACCTGCCGGAAATCCTTCTCCAGCAGTTACCGAAGTTACTGGATATCTAAAAATCGCACCACCGTGATCAACTTCGAGTTCTGAGTTGTTTAGTGGAGTATACTGATAACCAGTAACATATATTACCAATCCTCCTGCCACGTTGGCATATGACGGACTTGGAAAATAACACACCACTCGCTGTGCCGGGTCATAGTATATGTCAGTGGGAGTCGGAACTTCTAACGGATCTGATCCTTCAGCGACCAACGCATAATTACCATGAGCCGATGATCCCGACACCGATCGTATCTGAGCGCCGTTTAGCGAATAGTATGAAATATGGCAGTAGTAGGTAAACATAGATACTGCTTCAACTAGTCCACCGTTGGTGGCTAATATACCGTATCCGAGATCGTTGACCTGTGTAAAGTCGTTGCTCAACATAGATCTATTACCTGGCATCAGTAATTCATACAGGTTGCCTTCTCGATCTACAAATTCTATTACTCCAGACTGAATCGCAGCCTTGGCTGATATTAATGTAGTCCTTACAGTTTTATCATTGTTGTCATAGACATAAGCAGAAAGATCAGGCAGCGTTTCTGCCGGAGCTGAACCTACTCCTGATGTCAGTATGGTTTCGATTGGCGTGATTAAAGTATCAATGGTTGATGCAGTACCAGCTCCGGCTGATGTTCCTGTAATTCTAGATACCAACGAATAGGAAACAGCAGGTGCAAGATCTTGTACAACTTGTTTGGTCAAATATCTTAGATGTGCAATACCTGCGATTGTTTCTGCCAATTGTCCGCTAGGAATTTGTAAAGATACCGCATCACCAACGCCATCCCAGTATCTTAAACCTGCTCCTCTAGTCTGGCTATTTCCGCCATAGATCAAATCATAGACCAATGCTTCCACGATATATCCTACATCTCTGGCAAATTCTATAGAATCATAGACCAAGGAAGTATATGTGGTGTTAATGTATCCAACTACTTCAGCTTTGATATAATCCATGTTTGCTATTAGATTAATCTTGGCATTTGCTAGATCAGTTGATAGTCCTGTTGGATTTGTAAAAGTCAGAGTAGGTGCATATAATGCTCCACGATTCACAATGCTTGTTATGGTTTCAGCACTGGTATCTACATCAAGTTGTTGACTAGTGTATGTGGGAATATAAGTTTTTGCCAATTCGTGTGCGTAGTCTATAGCACGAACTGTGATTAATCTTTGATCCTGTATGACTACAGCGGCATTGGCCAGTCTATAACTTAAACCAGATTTTCTCTGATGATAGTTGGTTCCTAAAACAATGTCATAGCCAAGTCCGTCGATGATAAGGCCCACATCTCGAGAACAGATGTCGTCGTTGTATGTGAATACATCAAAATTCCAAGGAGTAGTCTCATCTAGGATGAATGTAGCTGTTGATCCAGCCGTGCCGTATTCATAATCTCTAATGTAGTTTACTCGATAAACTGTGTCTTCAACGATAAAAGAACATGGAAGGTTGGGCAGTCTGTCTAGTCCGCCGACTTCTAGTCTGGTGCTGGAAACTTTGGCTGTTATTTGGAACTGTAGATTTCCTGAAAATCCGTCTACAAACATACCACCTGCAAATGTCTGTGCATCTACGCTCTTGGAAAAAGATGCACACTCTTGAGCATAGGGTGATTTAGCAAGAATTTGTCCTGTGGGGTCAAGGGTAAGCATGAATCCGCCATGACCTTGACAGGTAATACCCTGCCAACGAACAGCATCGTTGGCCAAGAACACATCCATCTGATTATTTTCTTTTGGATAGTTAACACTTCCTGATCCATCAATTACATCTATCAATACATTGGTTAGTGTATTAATTACGGTAGAAGAGCCAACTTCAGCTGTATAGGCATTGTCGATGATCTGTGGATATAAATTTTGATAAGCCGGACTAACAAGCGTATTGGAAATCACAAACTGTGCCAGTGCTCTTGCTCTCTGTATGCCTGCGATAGTCTGAGAAAGCTGTGTACCGATAGCAACTAAACCGCTGGCATTCTGATAATATTTTAATCCCGCAGAAATAGTTCTATTATACTCTCCGTACTTGAGATCGAACACCCACGAATCAACAATCAATCCCACATCTCTTTTGCAGATATTGCTGTCATAGACAAATGAACTAGTAAATGGCGCTATGTTTCTATCAATTTGATCGTCGATCCATCGAATAGTTTCTTCTTGTATGAAGCTGCGATTCAGTGTCAACAATGCAGCAGCTGATCTATAATCACCGCCATTATCGATCTTAGGATAAACTGGTTGTGTAATATCATCTAGATAATGATAGCCGAATTCTTGAGAAGCAGTGGGTAGCCCATCAATTACTAGATCTCGTTTAAATTTCAAGAATGCCCACGGACTTGATGAAGTTCCTGGTCTTGGTCTTATGATACAACGTCTAAATTCGTCTCCGACAATTGACGTATTCTGTGGAAGTTTAATAGGAAAGTTTTCTTCGTAGATACCACTTTCTAATAAAATTGTGATCTGTATGCTTTTAGAAACATCACCGTAGGCAATAGCTTCACCTATCTGGAATGAACCGTACTTGATATCAACATCAAAAATCTCATTACCTGAGGTATCTAGTTCTCCGCTGTGTGCAAGTATCTGTGCCAGAGCACCTGAAGTTTCACCTCTTAAGAATAACCCTTCTCGTATGTCTCTTCCTCTAAAAGCCTGAGGAGTATTTGTAAGAACGTCTCCAGTAAAATCCGTTCTCTGTCCTGCTGTGAATATCAAAAATCTAGGAAGATCAGCGACTACTGTAGGAACAGATGTAAATCCAGATCCTTGATCAGTGATGCTTACCCCACTGATAACTCCGGCATCGACATTAGCTGTACCAAATGCGCCAGTGCCGCCGCCTCCAGTGATACGTACTGATACCAAGCTGTATCCCGATCCACCGTTTGAGATTGCAACATTATTAACTTTATAGGTAATGTTAACCGTTCCGCCTAGACCAATTGCACCAATCCCACTAGGTGCCGCTGATGTAGTAATAGTAGTCGCTACATTGGTTGCGCCGGGGATTGCAGTATAAACACCAGTTGACAAAATTCTAAAGGTTAAAATTGCACCCGGTGTGGTAGCTGTAGTTAGAACTTCAAGGGTACAGGCTTGTCCACCAACAGACACAGTTCCACCGGATAGTGTTAATACGTCTCCCACATAGTAATTGGCGCCCGGAATATTGATAGAAACTGTATCAACACTCATCAACGGAGTCGCAGCAAACCCCGATCCAGAACTAGGAGATGTTCCAATCGCCGATAGTGAACAAGTTTCAGTACCATTAGCGTAGGTAAGAACTTTCTTATAAGGTCCAATCTCTTGACGTGCTTCTAGTACTAATTCTTCTGCACGTTTACAAGCAGCTTCGATAGTTCGATAGGCATAGGCCAATGCACGGCCTTGCAATTCCGGACTTACGCCTACACGATCATCTTGTCCTGAAGTGGCAACATATAAGTTAGCAACAGATCCAAAAGCAGCATTGTCAACATATCGTTTGGTTGCAGCAATCAGTCCATCATAAATTTCGTCATCATCCGGCTCCGGATCACGAGCTAAAATCAACGGACCAGTCATTCTTCCAGCAGCGGCATTGGTCAATCCAGTTGCCGGGTCTATCGTATTAGTTCCTGACCGAGAAAGTTTTAGATCTGCATAGTATTTGCTGACCGCTTCGTGTGAAAATATAGGGTCTAGGGGAATTGATGTAGTTCCTAGATCGATAATTCTATGTTGAGCACCGCCTGACTGTGCGCTTAGATCTCCGCCGAGTTGAGGATTTGGATCATTAACGATTGCAGCGAAATCAGAATTAATGGCGATTTCGTTGGGGTTCGATGTGAAGTCTATGCTAATACCAGTTCCGGGGATTAGCCGTTTAAAGGCCAATCCGGATTCGGTGTTATTGATAGTAACTATCGGTGTCGAACCGGTAGTCGGGTCGTTTTGTCCCACGTAGGAATTTGGAGCATCATCTAATCCAATAAATGAAAGATTTTCTCCTAGCCCTAGTGAGCTGTATAATTCTCGGAAGTTGTCGTTTACTTTTCTAAACGAGTCGCGAATACTGTCGCCTGTGCCGTCGTTGCCTACAACTCCGGTGTCAATAATTTTTCTTGCCATGTCTTGATCCTAAGATTTATGGTTGCTCTACTATTTAGTCCAAAGTTTTATAAGCCGAATGTAAATACAGAATGTTCCTTAAAATAGAAATCCAACTCAATCAATACGTTAGGCTCAGTAAGCTAGGGATTGAACATCACTATACTCGCAAAAAATCTATAGCGTTGCTACGTTGCGATAACTGTGATGAAGCATTTACGCGAGATCTCAAACACATCGATAGAAAAAGATTGAGCAACAACTATTTCCATGTCTGTTTAAAATGCGATGCAAAAAGATTTGCCCAGCGTAAAGGAGTGGAGCAGAAGAAAATCTGGGATATGCCAGCCAGTGTCGATTTACC